CCTTAGATGGTGTATGGCCTACAACCCTTGATGCAATTGATTTGGCGTTTGATGCTAATGATGCAATTCAAGAGTTTGGTGCAACATTTAGATTTAACTGGATGACTATAGCTAGTGGTGGCGGAGGTGGTGATGGTGGTCTTAACATTAATCTATCACTTGCAGGAACTTGGACATAATTAGTAATTTTTGATTTTATATCGCAAATTGAAGCGTTATAAATAGTTATACTATGGCAGAATTATTTGGATGGGAAGTAAAGAAGAAGGAGAGCGACAAGGCCAAAAGCTTTGTCGCTCCTTCGGACGAAGAAGGCACACTAGATATTGCTGGTGGTGCCGGTTTTTTTGGGCAATACTTATCTTATGATAAGGCAGCTCGTAATGATTATGATTTAGTACGCAAGTACCGACAAACCTCAGAAAACCCTGAGTGCGACCAAGCGATAGAAGATATTATCAACGAAGCATTACGGCTGACGAAACTGATATCTCTGTGGCAGTCAATCTCGATTGGGTTCCCCTCTCTATGTCTATCAAGAAAAAGATAGACGAAGAATTTAAAGAAGTTCTTACACTCCTACAATGGAAAAAGAAAGGGCATGATATCTTTAGACGGTGGTATATTGATGGTAGAATTTTCTATCATAAATTGATTGATGAAAAATCCCCCCGAAAAGGTATATCGGAAGTTCGTTATATTGATCCTAAGTTTATCAAAAAGATACGAGAAATTGAAAAGGATAAGGTGCAGGGTGGTGTAGAAGTAGTTAAGACCGTTAAGGAATGGTACGTCTATAATGAAGCTGGTGTGTATCCTGCATTACCCGCTATCGGTGGTACTGCAAATATGCAGTCACAGGGCTTAAAGATTTCTCCTGATGCAATTGCATATGTACCTTCTGGACTATACAATCCAACAACGAATCAAGTTTATTCTTTATTGCAGAAGGCAATTAAGCCTACTAACCAATTAAGAATGATCGAAGATGCGGTAGTTATCTATCGTATTGCTCGTGCTCCAGAAAGACGTATTTTTTATATTGACGTTGGTAATCTCCCCAAACCTAAAGCTGAGGCATACATGAAAGATGTTATGTCTCGGTACAGAAATAAAATCGTTTACGATTCTAATACTGGTGAGATTATGGATGACCGGAATCAAATGTCTATGATGGAAGATTTCTGGTTGCCTCGCCGTGAAGGTGGTAGAGGAACAGATGTAAGCACGTTATCTGGTGGCCAAAATCTTGGTGAATTGGAAGATATAAAATACTTCCAGAAGAAACTTTATAAGTCATTAAACATTCCTATTTCTCGTTTAGAGTCAGAGGGTGGTTTTAATATGGGTAAATCTACTGAGATTACCCGAGATGAAATTAAGTTTAGTAAGTTCATTCAACGTCTGCGTAAGAAGTTTTCAGAACTCTTCCAAGATATGCTCAAAACTCAATTAGTTTTGAAAGGTATATTGAAGCCTGAAGATTGGGACCATGTTAAAGAATATATGGTTTATGATTTCAAAGATGATAACCATTTTCAAGAGCTAAAAGAAATTGAAATTCTTAATGAAAGAATGACTGCATTGCAGGCTATCAATGATTATGTTGGAGTATATTATTCTGTTGAATATGTCCGACGTTATGTATTGCGTCAGTCTGATACAGAGATTGAAGAAATTGATAAACAGATTGAACAAGAAAAGAAAGATGATATTATGGGCGATGATGCTGGATTACAACCGGGTATGGCAGTGGGTACTAATATACCTGAACCAGAGATGCCGCCAGGTGGTAATGGAGCTGCAATGCCAGGTGAACCACCTACAGTTCCGGGTGGTGTAGAGGGACAGAGTGACCGGGATCAAGAATATTCGGGTCCAGAGACTGCGTAAAGTATAAATATTAGAGGAATATACAATGGATAAAAATCTTAAAAAGATGATTGACAATGTTGCCGACGGTGATATGGCTGCCGCTGGTGATGCATTTAATGCTGCTGCTGATGCACGAAGGCAAGATACATGGAAACAAGCCAAAATAGATTACGCTCAGAAGGCTTTTAAAGAAATTGATCTGGGCCACGAAACTTCTGGAGTAGATACGGGCATTACAGGTGACCCGGCTGAAGTACAAGAGGAATAACTATGAAACTTATATCTGAATCAATTGAAGATGTTGATTATCTTATAGAAGATGATGACACGGGTAAGAAGAACTATAAAATCCGGGGTCCATTTTTACAAGCCGAGATTAAAAACAGAAATGGTCGCATCTATCCGATGCCTATTTTAGAAAAAGAAGTAGCCAGATATAATAAAGAATATATCCAGAAGAATAGGGCGTTTGGTGAACTCGGTCACCCCGACGGTCCTACTGTAAACCTAGAGAGAGTGTCACATATGATTACTAAATTGTATCCCAATGGTAATGATTTCATTGGTGAAGCTAAGATTATGGATACTCCGTATGGTAAAATTGTAAAGAATCTCATAGACGAAGGTGCCAAGTTAGGGGTTTCGTCCCGAGGTATGGGGTCGCTCGCACCACAGCGTGGGGCCCATGTTGTAAAAGATGATTTCTATTTAGCAACTGCTGCTGATATAGTCGCAGATCCGTCTGCCCCCAATGCTTTCGTTGAAGGTATCATGGAAGGCAAAGAGTGGGTATGGGATAATGGTGCAGTTAAAGAGATGGATATTGACGCTTATAAGAGAGAACTAGACAGGAAATATAAATTTGCGCAGGCTAGAGAAGAAAAAGCTGTAGAAATCTTTGAAAATTTCATGTCAAAGTTTTGAATATTATAAATAACTTATATGTACATTAAAAACAGGGAGTATTCCAAATGACGGATATTAACACTGAACTAGAGAGAATTGCCGATGAAACATTGGGCAACCCTCTAGAGGAAGCACAGGGAAACCTAGATAGTAAAGGTGACCCACGGGCTCCCACAAAAGGTGCCGCCCCTGCCCAGAAAGAAGCCAAAATTGCTGGTGGAACTCCGGGTGGTGAGACGGTAGATATGGGACCTGCTGTTGTTTCTCCAGAAGCTAAATCTGATCCAGGTGATGCCGCCACTAAAAAGGCGAAAAAGGCTAGTCCTCCTACAACCAAATCTTCTGACGCTTCTCCGAAACCTATGGGTGATGGCAGTGGTGAGATGAAGGTAGGGACCCGGGAAGAATTAGACTTAGAAGGTGTCGATCCTGAGGAGAAAGACCTAAAAGCCGCTCGAGCAGCTGAGAAGAAAAAAGCTGGTAAGGGTGGTGGAACGGAAGGTCGGCCGCAGATTGAGCCGGATGAAGATGAGGAAGATGGAGAAAAAGTACAAGACGACGAAGATGAAGATGACGAAGAGGAAGCTACTCGTAGTAAAAAGCGTCCTACCGCTGAAGAGCGTGTTGCTGCAATTGATCTTTCCGACGATGTTGATGCATTGACATCAGGCGAAGGTCTTTCAGAAGAATTTAAGACAAAGGCTGCTACAATTTTTGAAGCTGCATTGAAGTCTAAGATTCGTACCGAACTTGAGCGTCTAGAGGAAGAGTATGCTGAGGCTTATGATTCTGCTATTTCCGAAGCTAAAGATGAGTTGACAACGAAAGTTGACGGTTATCTGACGTATGTTGTTGAGGAATGGCTGAAGAAGAATGAGTTGGCAGTGGAGCACAGACTAAAAACTGAACTTGCTGAACAGTTTATTTCAAGCCTACGGGCACTGTTTGAAGAGCATGATATTGCAATTCCTGATGAGAGATTTGATATGTTAGAAGCTGCGGCAACGCAAGCTGATGAGATGGAAGGTCGCCTTAATGAGGAGATTGAGAAGAATATCACTCTGACAACGCAAGTAAATGAACTGTCAAAGAATGAAATTCTTTTAGATGTGGCTTCTGATCTAGCAGATACAGAAGTTGAGAAATTTTCTGAACTAGCAGAAAGTGTAGAGTACGAGAATTCAGACGATTATCGTTTGAAGTTAGAAACAATCAAAGACTCTTATTTTCCAAAAGTGAAGATTAACGAAGAAGTAGAAGCAGCGCCGAATTATGATGGTGAAACATCCGGTACAATGGCTGCATATATGACTGCTATTGGTAAAACACAGCAACGTGCTAGCTGATAGTTGAGATAATAAAAATTTTTATTTAAATAAAAAGGGAGAAAATAATGTTTAACACTGAACACCTACAGGAAAAATGGCAGCCAGTCCTAGAGCATCCTGATCTTCCCGAGATTAAGGATCCGTACCGGCGTGCTGTAACTACTGTTATCTTGGAAAACCAAGAAAGAGCTATGGGTGAAGATCGTGAGTTTTTGGGAGAGGTTGCGCCTAATAACGCTACGGGAGCTAACATTGCGAATTGGGATCCGATCCTTATTTCGTTGGTTCGCCGTGCGATGCCTTCACTAATTGCTTATGATGTCTGCGGCGTACAGCCAATGACTGGTCCTACAGGACTCATTTTTGCAATGAAGGCAAAATACACATCACAAGTTGGTCCGGAAGCTCTGTATAACGAAGCTAATACGTTCTTTAGTGGGCAGAAACAGAATGCTACAACCGGCGCACAAGTTGCTACACAGACAGGCGTAGATGTTATTAAAGCGATGTCTGCTGGTGTCTATAGCGTCAACACAGGTCTGACAACTGCTGCTGCAGAAGCTCTTGGCGATTCAAATGCCGATT